GCGCCGTCGATCGTGTCGAAGATCAGGGCGTAGCGGTTGTCGGCCGGCGGGTCCGGAATGATGTAGTTGACCTGGTTCGCCGCGAGCGGCGCGACCGGGGCCGCAGCCGGCTTGAGCGGCGAGCTGGCTAGCGGGAAGATCGTCACGTCGTCGTACAGCGACCGGACGAGCGGGTTGAGCGCCTCTAGGAAGGTGCACTGCGCGGTCTTCGTGCCGCCGGTGAGGATCGTCCTCACAGGCGTCAGGATGCCAGCCGCCGGGACTTCCTTGATGGTCTCGTCGAGCTTGAAGATGTACCCGGCCACGTCGACCCAGCCGAGGCACAGGTAGCCGTCGCCAGTCGTAGCGAGCCCGCTTGGGTCTTCGAACGCCAGCGGCGGGAAGGCGTTGTTCTTCGGACCGATCCACACGACGACATCACCGGCCGCGTAGATCAGCTCGTCGTCCTTGTACGGGCCGGTGCCCGGCGCGGGCAGGCCGGTGAGTTCGACATTCAGGTCGTAGGTCGAGGCATCGCCTGGACGGATTCTGGACTCGCCTTGCTGCTTCGGGTCTTGCTTAGTGTCTGGCATTTTCTTCGCATCTCCTATGCGTGTATTAGCAGTTCGTACGTTGCGTTGTAACGGACGTAGTTCGGGTTCACCTCCGGAAGCTGGCGCGGGCCTGTTACCGTAGAAGCGTGTTGTATAACTCCATTCGAGACTACCGCACTTGCGAACGATAGGATCTGAGATTGTATGGTTCGTGCCGCAGCAGACACAGTCCCAACCTGAGACTTAGGGCCAAAGACATCAACATCAACAGTAGGCCGGTCAATATAAATATCACGGTTCGTGCCACCGGAACGCCGGAACCGTATAACGATATCAGGAGAATCTCCGGCAGGAAGGATTGTGACAAACCTCCAGGTCGTCGGGTTAAGCGGAATGAGCGCATACATGAGCATCGTCTCGGGATCAGGGAACGGCTTGATTGTTACCATTACCGCCACCTACCGTACGCCGCACGACGAAGAATATGATACGGCTCGTCTCCACGGTTCCCGTACTCGACCCAGAACGCTTCCGGCGAGTCGTTGTAAACCTGGACTTCCGCGCGGTCGCCCATCCTTCCGGCATGCCGGCGCGACCGGATATGGAAGCTTGCCTTATAGCGCCCAGGCCAGCGAGTGTACGCATTCCTGCCGTAATACTTCCCGGCATATACTGGCGCTATAGTTTCCGCCCTCAGCTTAATCTCTTCGCCGAACGGACGCAGTGCCTCCATCATCTCAAACGAGTTAAGCATGATCCCGATGCCACGATGATTGAGTACGAAGTCAACCCTTCGCCCCATATCGGGATGATATCTACGCCGCTTGGTAGCCATAAGACCGACACTCCAGATATCTTGACAGCGGTTACCCGGATTGGCGAAACGTGTCCCGAGAACGGAGACATCCATTTCGCGGGAACGCCGGTAACCTCATACTCGATGCCCTGGAAGATGATTGCGTCGTACGCATCAACAGGAGTGCCCCATGGCATATAGAACTGTTCACTCGTATTCGTTTGGTCGGCAAACGTCAGGTTCTCTGAAGCACCGCCCGGAACGAACACAACGTTCGGTATCTGATAACTCTTCTCTGTGTACACGTCATTACCGTTAGCGTCCTGTCCGGCCAAGGTACGTTTGACGAGCGTCACGGTCACACCGTACGGGAAGTACGGGCTCTGAGCGGAAGTCGGGATAGACATCAGAGCCTCACCTTCATCGTAGCCATGCTCTGCCGGTAGTCCGCAAGCGCGGTCTTCATGCCGGCGTCGACCAGCGCCGCGTTAAGACCCGCGCCAGACGTACGCCGCATAGCGAACGAGTACGCCCCGACGGATTCCGACATCAGGGTTGCGGACTGCGTAGGCGTGGCTAGCTCGGAGACGATCGCCGTACAGATGATGGCTACGACGTCATCCGGCGTCTCTACGAATCCGTGATCTCCGGTGATGAAGAACGAACCGCCCCACCAGAACGTTTCCTCGTACCAGATCTCTGGCAGGTTAATGATCCCCGACATCGACGGGTTGAAGACTGTGATCTTATCTACGCCGTCGAAGTGATACCAGGTCACAGGGATGTCCTGAATTCCCGGAGTACCCGAGAGCGCGAGGATCGAAGTAATCTGCTTGATCGGCTTCCACGACGTCAGCTTGATGATACCGCCGTCAGCCGTCGTCGTAATGGTGTCGGCGGCCGTGTACACAAACGTACGCCGGCAATACCGGCGAACGATAGCTGAAGCGTCCGAGATCATGCCATCGACCCGCCCTGCTTCGAGCGGGTTTAGGCTGCGGCCTAGCCTCGCCGCGATGTCATCCGGCGTGACGAGGCCAGGCAGCTGCGTCATGAGTTATTCCTCCGTCCCCTGCGAGCGAGAGCGCCGGTGCGAGGTGCTGCGCGTGCCGCCGCCGGGAACACTGCGCTCCACGGCTTCGCCGCGCTTCGCCTCATATCCCTCGGCGTCCGTCAGGGCTTCGGTCTGCGCCTCCAGAGCGCCCTGCTCCCACTGCGAGAGCGATTCGACATCGGTAGTGCCCGTGTCGGCGGCCAGGAGCTGACCACCCGTGGTCGGGTAGCCGGTCTTGACGTCGATCGCGCCCGTGGTAGGCGGCGTGGTGCCGACACCCAGAACCGCGCCGAACGGCCAGCGAGCCGTGATCGCGGAACTCTTCTGCATGATCGTGACCGGGTTGACGGTCGCGTACGCGAGACGCATAACCATCCGCATAGCAACAGCGTCCTGCTGCATGAGGTTGAGGATGACCTTGCCGGTGTCGTCCGAGATGACGCCCTCGGTAAACATCTTGAACGAAATGTCCTGGCGCATGCCGATGATCGCCTTGGAGAAGTCGCCGCCGAGCATGATCGCGCCCGCCGTCGGCATCACCCAGGAGCCGTTGTTGACCTCGGCCATGTTGTAGCCGTAGAGCGTACCGCCCGGCTTGCCCTGCATGTTCGGCTGGTAGATCGGGATGCCCTGGGCCGACCGAATTCCGGTCAGCTTCCAGTTCATACCCGGCATCGCCGCGAAGCCCGAGAGCGTGTAGCCGGTCTGGGCCATGTGCTCGCCGAGCGCCGCCACGTCCTGACCGAGGTCAACGCCGGTGCCCTCGATAACGGTGTTGCCGGACTTGGTCGCGCCGACGAACACGGACTCACCCCAGGTGGCCGGCTTGTTGATGCCCCACAGCACGGCCGAGTCGATCAGCGCGCCGACCGCCTCTGTGATCCGTGGCTGAACCTGCGACCAGAGCGGCACGTCCGCGTCGTCTAGGTACGCAATCGGGATGGGCACGATACATGCCAGTTCCTCGACGACCATGACGACGTTCTTCCATGCCTGCTGGGTCGTCTGCTTCATGCCGGTATCGCCACCGACCCAGTACGCCATGGGCAGCACGTCGAGCACTGGCATGCGCTGGGTCTTCGACGACAGGGTCGTCTTGTTCATCAGCTGGAGAGCCGCCGACTGCGTCGGCGCTTCCTGGATGATCGCCGTAGCCAAAGGCTGCGGGACGAGAGGGTCGGGAGCGCCCTGAGTACGGACAACCCCTTCATTGTAAATCGCCACGGCTTATTCCTTTCTACTGACCGCCGTGGAGTAGCTGGCGGAACCATTGCTCTTGAGTTGCTGGCGCCGTTCCGGCAGGGGCCGAACCGGCCCTCAGCGATTCGACCGGCCTACCCGGTACGACTTGCGGCTGGCCGTTCCGGCCGTTGCCATTGCTCGCGACAATGAGTTCACCTGACGCGATCTTTTCCTTGAGCATTTCCTCCGCTATCGCGCCCGCTGTCTCTTCGATACAGCTTGCGAGTAGCTCTGCTCTCTCGTTGATCTCTTCGTCCGTTCCGGTGCCGAGAAGATCGATGAGGTCGACGGGCAGGTCGTGCGACGCGGCCGCCATCATCCTTGCGTGAACAGACTTCGCCTCGTCGCGTTCGCGTTCCGCATCCCGCTGGGCAGCCTGAGCCTTTTCAAGCTCAGACATATTCGCCTGCTCGATTGTTTTCAGCTTAGCAGCTGCTGCTGCGTTTTCCTTGGCGCGGCGCTCGTTCTTCCGCGCCTGCTCTTTCCAATGAGCCAGTTGCGCAGCGACATCCGGCTCACCTTCACCCGACTGTCCCTGGTCGCCACCGGGCGCACCTTCGCCAGTCTGAGCTACCTCTTCGCCCTCTGCTCCCGTTGCGGGTGCGCCCTCAGCCGTTCCGGCGTCGGCAGCGTCAGCAGTCATGTCATCTCCTTAAATTGCTCCGGACCCAACAGGGGTTATCGTAACGCTATGGCCCATCTGCGAAAGTGTAGCGGCATTCGCCGTGCCGTTCCAGTTATACATCAACGATACGGTATGAGCCCCTGCTGCCATAGCAGGGTACATCCACACTCCGCCAATAGGCCCCGCATACCCGGTGCCGGAGTTCCTTCCTGATAGCGAGAATATAGGCATACCAGTCTGGGCTACGCCATCGACATATGAGCCAATATTAAGGTTGGCGTTAACGGCGGTATTGGAGGTACCGATAATCCCCTCGACAAAACCGTGAATTGTAACATCACGCGCTTGAGCAAGTGTAAATGTAATAACTGACTGGTTGATACTACGCCAGCCCGAATCGTTTGGAACCGTAATGCCTAGGGCGGTGCTATAAGCGTATAGCGAACGGGACACAAGAGGCCCGATGCCCGTGATGCCGGCCAACGTCATGTTAAATGACGCGACGGCAGTAACCGGAGCGAAGTTGGCCACCATGTAGGCAGCGTTCGACGGGGCAACCACATTCATGCTTGCCCACGTCCACGTGTTCGCGGCCAGCGGAACTGCGACAGGCAGCCCGACCTGTGACCCGACCGGATTGAGTCCGCTGTCGAAAAACTGCGTGTTTATGTTTACGTTGTTGGCAGCGGTGGTCTGCATATAGCAGCACGCCTGATAGGTGTATCCGGGGATAACCGGAATGAGATTAGGATTGTTGCCAACCGATGTCCAAGAACCGCTCCCGGTTACCGTCATCATCGTAAGCGCCGGGCACCCGGCATTCGCCACAGCCTGGGTTAGCGTAGCGCCACCATTGGCCTGCCACCCGGCGGTGTTAGTGATGAACGACGGGTTAGGGTTGAGGAACCCCGCTTGTGGCCCGATACCACCATAAGGAACCGTCCCGGCACCGTTAGGGGTATTCCCTGAAATCGGTACCGACGGCAATCCGGCTGGACCAGTAGCACCCGTCGCACCCTGCGGACCCTGCGATCCGGTAGCGCCTGTAGGACCCTGAGCGCCTGTCGTGCCAGTAGGCCCCTGCGGACCCGTCGAGCCCTGAGCGGCCATGATAGTCCAGTAGGCATTACTCCCGCTGCCACCCGACGGCGGAGCCTGTCCCGTGTTTGCCGTCGCACAGATAAAGCTAGCTCCACCGTACGTCACGGCGTCATTGATCACATAAGCGGTACCCACCAGCCATGCCCCGCGCCAGGTGTGTCCCGGACCCGTCGGCCCCGTAGCACCGGCAGGGCCCTGCGCGCCTGTAGCCCCGGTATTGCCCGTTGGGCCGGTCGGTCCCGCAGGACCCTGGGTTCCGGTGGCCCCGGTGTTACCCTGGGGTCCTTGAGCGCCAGTAGCTCCTGTCGCGCCCTGCGCCGCCATAACGCCCCAGTACGTCGAACCGCCGACGACGGGTGCCTGGTTAGTATTAGCGACAAGACAGATATACGACGCGCCGTTGTACGACACCGCATCGTTCAAGGCGTAGGCGGTTGCTCCTGACCAGGCCCCGCGCCAGACACTTCCG